CCCGTTAGGTGTTCGTGATTTATTTCTGTTCCCGGTGGCGGATGGGATTCGTATTGTTGTTCTGAAAGGAAAACCTGACGTGGCCTTCGAAACAGAGGAAGCGCTGCGGCTGCATCCTCTTCCGGAGGGTCAGCCGGATGCGATCNTGAACCGTNCCCAGCTCGCGATCGCCCTCGGCGTATCGGAGAACACGGTCACCAAGTACATCGCCCAGGGCATGCCGGTCNTGACGGAGGGGGCCAACGGGCAAGCGTACGAGTTCCAGTTGTCGGAATGCTTTGCCTGGCGGATGTGGCGGGACGACGAGGCGCGCAGGACGAAGGCCGTCAGCGACGCCGCGGCCCGCCAGATGGCCATGCTCTTCCGGAACACCGCAGATGACGAGGACGCGGCGCCCTTCATGAGCGCCCGCCAGATCGCGGAGGAGTCGGACGCAGACTATCGCAGGCAGCGGGCGGCGGAACTCCGGGGCGATCTGGTCCGGACCGCGAAGGTGCGGGTTCTGATCGAGGATATCCTGATGGAGTTCAGGACCTCTGTCACGACGCTGGTCGACTATTGCGAGATCGAGTTCGGCCTGANNCCGGACCAGACGGACAAGCTGCAGCGCCGCTGCGACCAGGTGCTCGTGCAGGCCCGCCTGCGAATGTCAGAGGACCTTGCCGCTCCGGCAGGTGATGTAGCGGTGCTGGACCGNGGAGAACAGGAGAGCCTACCTGTCTGATGGTGANCGTATCCGACGCCCGTATCGGGCAACGCCTGAGCTTCGCGCCNCTGCCGCCGCATCCTACGCCGGAAGAGCTGCTTGCCGACGCGCTGCCGATCCTGGATCCTCCGAGCCGGATCTCGGTCATGGAGGCGGCCGAGCGATATGTCAGGGTAGAGTCGCAGGGCGCGTGGAACTCGGTCAACCGGTTGACTACGCCCTACATGGAAGAGCCGGCGAACATGACGACATCGCGCCGGTTCAAGGCCGTCGCCTTCGTCGGACCGTCGCAGTCCGGCAAGACGCTGATGTTGCAGACGACGATCCTGCATCGGGCGAAATGCGATCCGATGCCCGTGCAGGTCGTGCACATGTCGCGGCCGGAACGGGACAAGTGGGTGGAGCACAAGCTCGATCCGATCATCCGAAACAGCCCGGAGATATGGGATATCGCGGGAAAGGCGCGGGACGACAGCACGTTCAGCCGCAAGCGATTCCGCGGCATGCGGATCGAGATCGGATATCCGACCGCGCAGCAATTGTCCGGCGGGACCTACGGCCTCGTCGCAATGACGGACTTCGATCACTTTCCCGTCGTGCTNGGGTCGAAAGACAGCCCNGAGGGAACACCNTACCGAATGGCGCGGCAGCGCACCAAGACCTTCCTGTCGCGCGGCTGCGTCCTGGTAGAGAGNACCCCGGCCCATCCGTGGTCNGATCCGAGCTGGCATTCGAGAAGCGGCGCACCGCACGAACTTCCGCCGGCGACGCATGGCATCGTCCTGATCTACAACGACGGAACGCGCGGGCGCTGGTACTGGGAATGCCCGGACTGCCACCATCTGTTCGAACCCCGCTTCGACAGGTTGCACTTCGACGAGACGCTCGATCCTGGCGCAGCGGGCGCATCGGTCGTAATGCCGTGCCCGGATTGCGGTTCGGCGATCGAGCACAGGCACAAGGTCGAGTTGAACCGCCGTGCCCTTTCCGGCCGCGGGGGATGGCTGCACGAGGGAAAGAAGGTTGACGAGAAGGGGCACCGGTGCCTGGTCAGGATCGGTGACGAGGCGGTGAGGGAAACCGACGTTGCCAGCTACTCGCTTGACGGCGCTGCTGCGACCTTCGCCAATTGGCCGGAAATGGTCGCGAATTACCTGTCCGCCAAGCGGAAGGCGGACGACCTCGGCGACGAGACCGAGTTGTCAGGGGTATACTATACCGAGATCGGCAAGCCCTACCGCCCGATCCGTATGGACAGGGANGACGAGGTCGGCCTTCAGTTCATGGCCGATCACGAACAGGCCGCGGCACGGGGGATCGCGCCCGCCTGGACGCGNTTCATCACTGTCACGATCGACGTACAGAAGACTTATTTCCCGGTTCAGGTGACGGCCTGGGGGGAGGAAGGGCGGGCACAGATCGTTGATCGCTACGACATCGCGACGCCGCCTGACGGGGCACCGAACACCGACGCGGAGCGGTCGCTGAGCCCGGCGAAGTATATCGAGGACTGGGCGGNCCTGGAACCTCTCGCCAGCCAGTCATGGCCTGTCGATGGAGAGNACTACCGGCTCTCGGCGGTCGCCGTCGTCGTCGACTTCCAGGGAGAGGCTGGCGTTTCCGACAACGCCGAGGCGTTCTGGAAATCCCGCCAGAAGGCAGGAGACGGCGGACGCTGGTTTGTCGCGCGCGGTCACGGCGGCTGGAAAGTGCCGCGCCGGGTCTGGCATGCAAGGCCCGACGGTGGCGCCAAAGGCAAGAGGGCACGTTCGATCAAGCTGCTGAACATCGCGACCGACAGGTTGAAGGATACCGTGTCCGCGATGCTCGCGAAATCCGATGGCGGGGTCGGTGGCCTCTTCATCCCGTCCTGGCTCGGCGCAGATCACCGGGCCGAGCTGATCGGAGAGGTTCGCGGCGACAAGGGTTGGGAGAAGCGGACCCCGCAGACGCGCAACGAGACGCTGGACCTTTGCGTGCAGGCGAGAGCGATCGCCGAGCACAAGGGGCTCTTGTCGATCAACTGGCTGCATCCGCCCGCCTGGGCGCTCGGCGGACCGGAGAATGCCAATGCCGAACGCACCGGGGCGCCGGATGCGGACGAGGGACGAAAGCCGGACGAAAAGCAAAGGCCGCCGGCGCGGAGCAACGACTGGATTCCCGTCAGGGACGGATGGATATAACCGATGAGCTACAGCCAGACCGATCTCGACAATCTGAAGGCCGCGATCTCCAAGGGCGTGACCAGCGTCAGGATGAACGGCGAGGAAGTGCGATATCGCTCCCTGGCCGAGATGTTGCAGACCGTTTCGATCATCGAACGAAGCCTCGGGATTGTGCGTGTCAGCCATTATCAGCCAGGATTCGAGCGGGGAACCTGACGCATGAAAAACCCGATCGACACGCTCCTGCGGGAACTGTTCCCGCAGCGGGCGCTGACGCGCGCCCGTGCCCGGATCGCCCTCGATGCGATGATGCACTACGAGGCCGCGACGACGACGCATCGCGGCAAGTCATGGCGCCCGGTTCCGTCTGACGCCGACGGTGCCGCCGTGTACCGGGCGCGCCTTGCCTATGTCGTTCGCGACATGATCCGCAACACGCCCTTCGCGGCGCGAGCAAGGCAGGTGGTGACAAACAATGTCGTCGGGGACGGGATCATCCCGAAGATCGTCGCGAAGGACGCAACGATCGAAGCGGAGGCAATGGCTCTCGTCTCCGCACATCTCGATACGACGGCAATCGATGCCGATGGCCGCAACAATCTTTACGGCCTGCAGCAGCTCGCGATGGGAACGGTCTTCGATTCCGGCGAGGTACTGATCCGGCGCCGTCGCAGGCTCATGTCCGATGGCTTGCCGCTGCCGTTCCAGATCCAGATCCTGGAGCCGGATTTCATCGATGCATCGCGCTCCGGGACGTTGCGGGGCGGAAACGAGATCAGGGACGGGATCGAGTATGACGGGATCGGCAGGCGCGTCGCGTATTATCTGCACAGCGAGCATCCCGGGGCGACGTTCAGGACGAGAATGCGGAACATGTCACGGCGTGTCCCCGCGTCGGAGATCCTGCATATCTACAGGCAGGATCGGCCGGGACAGATGCGCGGCGTGACTTGGCTCGCGCCCGTCGCTCTCTCGCTCCAGGATCTTCACGATCATCAGGACGCCCAGCTGATGCGCCAGAAAATCGCCGCGTGTTTCGCGGCCTTCCGCGTAACACCGGATGACGGAAACGATTCGGCCAATATCGGGGACACGATCATTCCCGGCAGAATCCAGAACCTGGCGCCAGGCGAGGATATCAGGTTCGCCGTCCCTCCCGGCGTCGAGGCATACGACGAGTTCACCAAGGCGGTGCTCCGGTCGGCGGCGGCCGGCATCGGCGTGACATACGAGGCCCTGTCGGGCGACCTGAGCGGGGTCAACTTTTCCTCGGCGCGGATGGGCAGGATGGAGATGGACCGCAATGTCTCCAGCTGGCAGTGGCTCCTGATGATCCCGCAGATGTTGCAACCGATCGGATCGTGGTTCATCGAGGCGGCAGGCATCGCCCTGGCCCGCCAATTCAAGCCGGGTGACATAACCGTCGGCTGGGTGCCGCCGCACCGGGCGTTGGTCGATCCGACACGGGAAATTCCCGCGCTCCGCGACAAGGTTCGCGCGGGATTCGCAAGCCGGCAAAGCGTCGTGCGCGAGCTCGGCTTCGATCCGGACGAGGTCACGCGCGAGATCGTCAGGGACAACNAGANGGCTGACGAACACNAGTTGTCGTTCGACAGCGATGCCAGGGCAGCAAAAGCGGCGGTTTCGCAAAATGACAGGGTGGCTGGCGGCGGGACGCAAGAGGATCGTGCCGATCCGAACGAAAAGGATGACGACAATGGCCTCGAATGAAATTCACCTCTACGGAACGGTCGGGGAGTCGTTCTGGGACGAGGAATTCTTCACCGCCCGCATGGTCCGGGAACAGCTGTCCAGGATGACGGGCCCGGTCACGATCCGCATCAATTCCGGTGGCGGCATCGCGACAGAGGGGCAGGCGATCTACACGATCCTGACGGATTACGCCGACGAGGTGCACGTCGTCGTGGATGGCGTCGCCGCGTCGTCGGCCAGCCTGATCGCGATGGCCGGAGATACGATCACGATGCGCCTCGGGGCCTGGATGCTGATCCACGATCCGGCACATTCCTGCGTCGAAGGGCGCGGGACCGAAGCCGAGCATATCAGGATCGCCAACATGCTGAGCGTGATCAGCGGTGCCTACGCAGATATCTATGCGGCCCGCGCCGGGATCACCCGCGAAGAGGCCCGGGCGATCATGGTGGCGGAGGCGGTATTCGACGGGCAGGCCGCGATCGATGCGGGCTTCGCGACGCATCTCGATACCGATACCGAGGCCGCAGCGGCGGCGTCCTTCGACTACAGGATCTANGCGAATGCTCCGTCCGAGCTCCGGACGGCGGCGAAGACCCTNGGCGAAAGCCGGGACCGACGGGCCGTNATGGCCATGATCGCGGGCGTCACCCGCACATCGAAAGGAGAAGCCACGATGGCTGTTAAGGGAAAGACGGCGCCGGAGGCTTCCGCCGCCGAAACCGAAGAGGCGGTCACGGCCGTCGAAACCGCGGCTTCCGCTTCGGCCGAGGCCGTCACGGAGACCGCGACCGAAGAGAGTGTCACCGCGCGCGTCCGTCCCGACACGATTGCCGAGCGCACGCGCTGCCGCCGCATCCTCGATGCGACGGCGGCGGCCGGCCTGCCGGGCGCAATCGCTCTCGACCTGATCGAGAAGGGCGCGCCGCTTGAGGTCGCGCTCGATACCGTCACCGCAAAATGGAAGGAGAAAGGCGACGTGGACACCCCCATGACTGGCCGGACCACGGCCATCGTCAACAGCGATGCCAGCGACAGGTTCATCGAAGGCGCCGGCAAGGCTCTGGAAATGAAGTGCGGCCTCGGCGGCGAACGCAACGAGTTCTCGTCGCTCTCGCTGCCCGAGATGGCGCGGGAGTCGCTGACGATGTCCGGCGTGACGGAGCGGATCGCCGACCGCCGCGAAATGGTCGGCCGCGCGTTCACCATGGCCGGCAGCCACAGCACGTCCGACTTCGCGCAGATCCTGTCGAACGTGATGGGTAAGGCCGCGCTTCGGGGCTGGGAAGAGGCCGAGGAAACCTACCAGATGTGGACCCGTCCCGGGACGCTGTCGGACTTCAAGGCGACCAAGCGTGTCGGCATGGGGCTGTTCGCCTCGCTCCCCGAAGTCATCGAGGGCGCCGACTACACCTATGGAACCGTTTC